CAAATAGGAGACGCTAATAGTATAGCAGGGTTTAATTTACCTTCTTTTGTTAATTGAAACATATGAGACATCCAAGTTGATTCAAATGGATTTTCAAAAACTGTATCTATAAACATTTTTCTATTACCTTCTTTACTTACTATCATAGGCCAATTACCATAATAAATATCACCGGTAATATATGATACTTCATCTACGGTGTTTATAGTTCCAAAACTAGTTTTAGGACAATTTGGATCTAATCCTATCTCTGGTAATGAACAATAATTCGGCCAGTAAGTCTCTCTAACCGATTGTGGTACATTATACCACGAGCATTGCTTATCATTGTCAAAATATACTTCTGTAAATGAAAGTTTTAAAAAATCAAACTCTTCAATATACATAATTTTATGAATTACTTCGTAAATGTTATCTATATATTTACGAAAACCATTTCTACAAAACTTACCTTCCTGATCTGTTGTATTAAATGTCATATCATCTTCAAAAAACAGCATATAATCAGCATCTGATTCGTGAAAATGTTCTGCAACTGCTTGCCTCCCTCCGCAGATACCCGTATTGTTACCTAAATGCAAATATTCAAAACCATGTTGTTTGGCAATAAGTTTATTTTCATGTATCGCTTGTTCATCAGTTGAATTATCAAATATAAATTTAGAAGGGTGAGTCATTAACCCATCTGTTTGATTCATTGTGTTAATGGTATGGGTGAGTTGACCAGGCATATTAAACGTTAGCATGTAAATATTTGTACTTACTAACTTAGTAACATTATTTGGTACTAATTTTTTCGACTCATACCTTTGTTTAATAGCATCCCCATCAATTTCTACCAGCTGTGCTGTGTTGTTAATAACATCAAAAGTAAATGTACCTACCCATCCACTCTCTTCAAGTTTAAATCTTCGATATGTATAAGGGTCTCTATGAGCCATAATACTAAAAATTGACTCTTCTGTACCCATATACCCATCTGCTAAAGTTTGCTCTAACAGCGAGTAATATTCACCATTAGCTTGGGATATAGCTTTCTTATGACCTCCAAATAATCCTCCTCGGCATACATATTGTATATCTTCACCGGCATATTTATTTATATCAGGGTATAAAAATCCATGAATTTCACCTGCAGGTTTATATGGAAAAGATAAAAACATAAATTCCTCTGCAGAAGTATACTCATGTAATCTATCTATAACTGGTTCATCACGCAAGTGACCTTCAGGAGTAGTAAGGGTAAGTCCAGCATCTATCCAATAAAAATATTCAGTATCGAAAGGGTTATAAATAGTAACATCATGTAGCATAAACATTTTAGATTGTACAATTGGATTATACCACTCTAAATTAAGCTGTGGTGAATCCCACAACCAACCATGTTCACCGGTTCCTAACTTCCAAGACTCTGATGTCCTAATCTCTTGCGTTTTATTCCAAAACGGATCATACATTAATTTTAAATCTTCAAGATTAAAAATTTTCACCGCAGTATTGTCACGAGATCTATGCTTCCATACAAACTCTTCCAAATCAGAAGGTATAAATAAAAACATATTTTTATCTACAGAAAGCAGTTGTTCAAAAGCTTTCATATATGTATCGAAAGGTCTATTTGCTCGGTTAATATCCCATAGGCCTGTTACTATAGTCGTATTATTCATAATTCACCTTCTATGGGTTCTGCAAAACCATGCTCTTCACTCTCTGGCCAGACGCGCCACTTAACAATATCTTCTTCGGTTTCAAACCACCTCCATAGTTTGCAATAACCATCAGGATCAGATTTGAGAGCTTCTATCTCTTCTTTGCTCGCGTCCTGTCTAAAGACCTCTTCACCACCCTTATTAAAGAAAGCTACTGCCCAGAAGATATAATCATCATATGGTACTTGATCATAGGTTAAATCTATACAATGCTTAAATTGCTTTACAAAAGAATCATCATATTCACTTTTACTTGTATATTCCGGATTTGGAGGATGTAATCTATCAAGAGTATAGCGTTGAAGCTTTTGATCTCTAAATCTTACCCCTGCATATTTTTCATAATCCTGTAAAGATCGCACTTTACCAAATCCGTATTTATTTTCCCCTGACTTAAACTTTTCATTATTAATACCAAGTAATTTTCTTACTCGTTTATATGATTTAAGATTATCTTTTTGCCAAGTTTTACTATCATCCCAATGTTTTGTAGCAGATTTTCTACCATAATGATGCCATGCTAGTAATTTATTCGAATGATATATATCATATCCATGTGTAAATGCCCTCACTCCAATAGTTATTTCTTCTCCATGAAAGTACATTTCCGGATCATGTTGCACATCCACACTAAACTTACCATCTGTAAAAGCAAAATGAGCTGAGTAAAATCTGCCACGTACAGGTCCTCCAAGTGATTTCCAGTTAGGTATCGCTTCTGGAATAGTATGTAGCGGACCATCATGACCGAAATAATTATATGATAACATCCATGGATCATGATCAATAGGCTTACCAGTATCTATATCATAAGCAGGTAAATAACCCGTAATTAAAGGTTTCTTAGAACCATTAAGCTGTAATCCTGCGTACATGTTCTTAAGCTTAATATCCCAATTTTTAACAAACCGGTGATGTGAGTCTAATTGAAGAGTAAATTTTTCTTTATTATAATGTTGTTGTATAAGATTCCTAGCCCAGCAAGCACCCTTTGAGTCTTTGTAGTTTATATCCAATATAGTAAATCTTTTATCATCTATATATTCATCTAAATTATCCCACTCGTCTTCTACAGAATGTTGCCAACAAATACAAATATGTAGTAAATCTGGTTTACTAGCTTTGGATAGAAGATCTTTTAATGTAGGAAGTAGCTCCTTATCCCTATAAGCTGCTATTTGAACAAAAATAGAACTATTAATATAGGCATTTTTCATAATTATACTTATCAATAGTTTTATAAATTACCAGTAAGCCTTTCACACCAACCATCAATGGTTGAATAAGGCCACACAACGTAGTACTCAGGTATAGTAGCAACTTCCCCCTCTACCCATATATTAATAATATCTCTGGATAGTATTGTGTTTAGCTCTTCCCCTGATATATCTTTTCTATATAAAGTATTATCATCTTTATCATGAAGGGCTACAACTATAAACTCAATATTATCTTGTGATATTTTATTTTTATCAATATTAAGGCAGTGCTTGTAAAATTTGCTCCAATTACCATCAGGGTCATTTGGTGGAATGCAACCATCTATAGTTTCTTGCTGTACAGTTCGATTAGAAAAATTTACACCGGCAAAAGCCTGCCAATCCTCTATTGATCGTTTGTCACCTAACCCATACTTACCATATTTTTCCGTATCACTACAACTCTCTCCATCTATACCTAAGAGACCTCTCATAAGACTGTACGTTTCATCATTATGCTCTACCCATTTTGTATATGTATCCCAATGCTTATCTGGTCTATAGTCTCGAGAAAATTCATGGTAAGCCACTATACGGTGAGGGTGAAAAATATCATATCCATGCGTAAATGCCCTTACTCCAATTGTTATTTCTTCTCCATGAAAATAATATCTTGGATCATGAGGAACCTCTTTACAAAACTGTCCCACTGTAAATGCAAAATGTGCTGAGTAAAATCTACCTTTAATTGGCATTGTTCGCTTTTCCCAGTCTGGTACAACAGATGGTTTAAAAAATACAACACCATCTGGTGTAAATCTATCAAACACCATTTGCCAAGGATCCTTACCCCATTCGGCTTTAGGTAAGGATGGATGAAAAGATGTAATATATCCAGTAAGTAGAGGCTTTTTATAACCATGTAGTTGGAGTTGTAAAATCTCGTTTTTTAATTCTGTATCCCAATGCCGCTCAAATCTATGATGAGAGTCTAGTTGGAGAGTAAAATCTTCGTTATTATATTTCTGTTGTATAAGATGTCGAGCCCAACAAACTCCTTTAGATTCTTCTGCTTTAACATCGACGATAATAAATCTGCTATCGTCTATATATTCATCTAAATTATCCCACTCGTCTTCTTCGGAATGTTGCCAACAGATACATATTTTAAGATTTTCCGGCTCGTCTGCTTTATTAAGCATATCTTTTAAAGTCGGTAGTAATTGACTATCTCTAAAAGAAGCTATTTGAACAAAAATAGTCTTACCTGTTAAAGGGTTAAGCATATACATTATTTACTTTAAAAAAAATATTAATCCACAGTTGATACTTGCCGAGTGTAGGTTATAATAGCGATGTATGAGTGAAGAAATTACTACTATTGTTGATCAAGTTGGACGTGTCGTTATTGGAGTTGAAACTGCTCAAACAGACGAAACCATTACTTTAAATAATCCAGTTATTGTACATGTACAACCTGACCAACAGTCAGGGCAACTTCAAGTACAAACTTTCCCCTATCTCTTTATGGAGTTTATTGAAGGGGATAGGACGAAAAATGATTGGACGTTTTATAAGTCGGCTATTGCTACATCAAATGTCTCTCTTACTGATCAGATTAAAGCGCAATATAGTGCTATTAATAACCCAGCACCTGCGGCACCACCAGCTACAGAA